AAGCACATGTAGGAATGCAAGCAGCTTTCCAACAATATTGTGATTCTGGGATATCTAAGACCATAAACTTCGCAAATGATGCTACAATAGAAGATGTGTACACAACTTACATGCTAGCTTGGAAAACAAAATGTAAAGGAATTACAGTTTACAGAGCTGGTAGCAGAGATAAAGAAGTATTGGTAACAGCACACAAGTCAGAAGAGACTACTGCTACTACAACGGAAGAACAACTTAATTTCTTTCAGGAAATAGAAGATGCAGAATGTTGTGCAGAACCTAACATAGTAATGGAATCTGGTTGTAAGACATGTAAAGTTTGTGGATGGAGTGCTTGTCATATAGCATAAATTCATAAATTTATAAAAAAACAGTATAATAATAGTAGGAGAAAAGATATGCCGATAGGTAATATGTTAAGAGATAGACAAGAACAGTATGTCGCACAAAAAGATAATACTGGTACTTGGAGAATACTCGATACTTGGCACGAAGATTTAACTAAATTAAGTCCAGAAGATGAAATAGATGACTCTAGTGAAGCAGTCACAGTGTTGTCAGAAGGTGCTTTTTTAGCTTTAATTAGAGAGTCAACTAGATTAGGAGTGTTGCAAAATGCTGCTGTGATGGAAAACGAAGCTTTGGCTGACCAAGTAACAGAGTTAAAAGAAGAAAACAGTAGACTACAATTACAAATTGAAACTACCCCTGCAGTTGAAGTTACACACGAAGAAAAAGCAGGGTTAAAACAACATGCAATAGACACCATAGCCAAGATAGTAGCTATAGATAGTGTTGAAATAACTAAGGAATAAGTATGAAATTAGGAGATTATCTTCCAGAAGTTCCTGAAATGGCAAAACAAATGGGTCAACTCGGCTCACAAATGGAGATATTCAACGACTTAATGTTGAGTAAGTCAGCAGGAGAAACAGGTAGCGGACCTACATTTGGTGTAGACTACATAGTCAACTCATATATTAGAAACCAATTAGCTTATCGTAAGCAACTTGTACAAGATTTACAGACTATTGCATATACCTGTGAAGAATTACGAGCTCCTATTATGCACATTACTGGAGAAGTGTTTAGAAGAGGTATAAAAGTAGAACCCACTAAAGTAGACCCAGACAGTTCTCAAATAAAACGTCTTATTAAATTTATGAAGAACTGTAATTTATTTGAACAAGGTTTAGAAGAAGTTCTAAGACAGTTCCACTGGGATTTAAATACAGTAGATGATGCTTTTCTGTATTTTGCAAAAGAATATTATGATGCGGGTGATGGGAAATTAAATTCTAGAGTAACAGAAATTAGAAGAATCAATCCAGCATTAATAGAATATGACCTAGACGAAACAGGATTACCTAAGAACTCTCATTTCTTCTGTCCTTTACACAGACAGCAGATATCAGAATCACCAGAAGAGTGTTCTGAAGAAGGTTGTGAACAAGAGAAACAACCTGCAATGTACAGATACTTATATAGGACTGAGGTTCACTATTTCTTAGATACAGAAGTGGTGCATCTATCTAAATTTAATCCAACAGAAACTTATGGTTGGTCTCCTGTATTAACAATATTTGAAAAAGCTCTCACACTTATAGGTATGGATAGAAACTTATATAGGTATTTCTTTGAAAGAAAGATGCCTGCATCTATGGTTATGGTAACTACAGATGACCCTGAAAGTTTAAAACGTGAAAGGGAAGCTATCGCCGCAAAAGTAAGACAAGACCCTAACTATATACCAATGGTTGCTGTATCTTCTAGAACTAATAGAGGTCGGGTAGATATGGTTAGAATGTTCCACACATTACAGGAGATGGATTACTTACCTGTGAGAGCTGAAATAAGAGAAAGAGTGTCTGCAATTTATGGTGTATCACCAGTATTCCAAGGTGCTCCTGATTCTTTTGGTGGATTATCTCAACAGACTACACAATTAACTGTGATGAGTCGAGTGGTAGAAAGAGACCAGAGACAAATCATGGAAAAAGTATTTAGTGCTATCTTGGACAACTTTGGTGTAACTGATTATAAATTAGTATTACCTAATCCAGAGGAAAAAGCAGAGGCTACTAGAATCGCTCAAGCACAACAAAGAACTGTAATAGCTAATCAATTATTACAAATGGGCTTTGATGTTGAACTTAAAGATGATAAAGTAGACTTAATGGATATAGACTTTATGATTAGTGGTGAACCTGTGCCTAGTGCTCAAATGCAAGGTCAGATGACTGCTATTCAATTAGACCAGCAGCAACAACAAGCAGCTGAACAAGAAGCTCAACGAGCCGCACAACTAGAGGATGCAGGTGAAGTGCCAGAGGATGAGGATGCAGAAGCTGCAGAAGGTGGTGAAGAAGTAGAAAACAGTCTAGAAAAAAATGTTTTAACTAATGATTCAAGAAGTCAACCTTTACAACAACCCTTTGCTAATATGAATACTGCAATCCCAAAAGGAAAAGGTAAGTTTGAAGGAAGAACTGCAGGGAGAACCCCAGACCACAATGATAAAACTCCTCTAGAAGAAAGAGATATTGAAGAGTATGCGGAAGCTAGAGAAAAAAAGTTTGAAGATAGAATGTATGGTCTAGCTAAAGCGACATCTACATGGACTGATAGTTTAGCTGACCAAGGGTATGATTTCCCTATAATTAAAGAAGTTTCTTTAGACGGTAGTCAATTATGGTTTATTAGTAATGGAGTTGACTACATAGGTAACCTAGAAGCAAATGGAGTATCAAATATATCAAAAGCATCCTTTTCAGGTATGGAAGGTAAAAAATATTATGGAGACCAGTACCAAACTGAAAGAGGTGATGGTTCATCTAAAAATAAACCAGTCAACGTAGAAGAGGAGGAAGACGATGACTAAGAAGTTTTCAAAAAAAGATGCAGAGTATTCAGACAAACCTAAATCCGCGTTACCTAAGAAACCGGGAGAACCCGACCAGTATGCTAATCACAACTATGAAAATAGAGAAGTTAGACCTGATGGTTCTACGGTATATTATTATGAAAATGGAGTGAAAGCAATACACCACCCACCACAAAAAACATCGGCAGGTTACCATAAAACTGCAGCAAAACACCATTTAGATGAAACTAAATCCTCAATTGATAGTTCCAAATATAAAAAAGCACTGTCACATTTAAGAGCGTTGTCAGGTCATAGTCAAGCCTTAGATAAGTTTAAGGAAGACTCTGGTACTGACGTTGAAAAACTTGTAAAAGAGTTTGCTGGCACTGTTGCAGTAGCTAGTGACCCAGCTGTATTTACCCGAACTTACGGAGGTAATAATAAAAAAGGTAAAAGTGGGGTAAAAAAACTAGATGACTATTTAAAAAAAGAACTTGAACATAAAAAAGCAATGGTTAGTTTAGTAAAAGATGTGCAAAAAGAATTGAAAAATGATGATATAATAAAGAAATCTGATTTTATTCCAGAGTTAGATGAAACCGTACAGATACTAAAAGATGACTCAATTGATTTTTTTGAATTTGCAAAAGAATATAATCATGAGGAAAATACATCTGATGGGTAATCTAGACAAATTTCTAGAATTTATGGAAACTGACTTGACACGCAAAAAGAAAGGTGTTAAGGTCAAATTAAATAACATGCCTTTTTTAAATCACTATAAAAAATCTAAAGAAGGTAGAGTGGAAAATCCACCTAACAGAAAAAAAACAATTGCGTATGGTTCTAGGAGAACTCCTAGACCAGACCCGCAAGGATATAGAAACCCACCTAATAGGAGGATACCTAATCCAGAAGATTAACAATAGTAAAGGATAGATAACATGACAACATTCGTCATACCAGAAGAGGCAAAAGAAGAGATAGTAAAAAGAAAGATGGCAGGAGCAACATGGAGTGCTTTATCAAGATGGGTAGAAGATAGATGGGGTGTAGCAGTTCACAGAACTACACTACAGAAGTGGTACGATAGAGAAGTAGAGCTACTCGATGAACAACAGTCAGAAGACATGGATGATATGCAAACAGACTTCACACCTGAAGCACATGTTAAACTGGCTAAGAAAGTAGAAACTTACAAAGCAGAATCTAGATATTGGAAGAAAGTTGCAGAAGCAGCTATCAAAAAAGATGCTAAAGAAAATCTTCTAATAGAATCAATTAAAAAATTTACTCCTTCATATAAAGAAGTTAAAAAATATAAACGCCGAAAACCCACAGGTAAAGTAAAAGGCAATAGCACACAGTCTATGATTGCTCCACTTACAGATACTCACATTGGAGATAATGTAGAATCTGACCAGATGTTAGGCTTGAACGAATACAATATTGATGTATTTAACAAAAGATTATACGGATGGGCAAATCAAATTATCACACTAGCGGAACTTAGACGTAATTCTGCAGATGTTGGAGTAAATTTTTTAATTGATTCTATTA